GGATATTCGGATATTCGTAATAATTATTTTCCTAATGCAAAAACAGATTTTCCAAATGCAACTTATGCAACAACATCAACATTTTTTCATGGCACGAGTCCAACTATAAGTGTAAAACAAATGATTTATATCAGAAAAATGGTTAAAAACTTTATGAGTAAGTTTCAATGAGAGTTTGTGATTATATTGCACAACAACTTGTTAATCATGGAATAAAAAATGTTTACGGATTAATGGGTGGCGGTGCTTCTGGATTGAATGATGGATTTATTAAAAATCCTGACATCAATTATGTTTGTTTTCATCATGAGCAAGCCGCCGGATATGCCGCCATTGGTGAAGCAAAATATACACGGAATTTTGCTGTTGTTAATCCAACTACTGGTTGTGGTGGAACCAATTGTATAACACCTTTGCTTGACGCATGGCAAGATGGCGTTCCTGTATTGTTTATTTCTGGAAATGTTAAATTATCACAAACCTCTAGATTTATTAATAAATTTAGTCGTGTTAGTATTCGTAAATATGGTATTCAAGAAAACGATATTATTAAATTAGTTGGTCCTCTAACTAAAGATTCTATTTTTATTGAAAATTATAAAGACATTCCATATGTTCTAGATATCGCCTTCGATTTAATGACTACTGGCCGACCCGGCCCGGTGTGGATTGATATTCCATCTGATATACAGGTGGAAAAAATGGATGAAGAAACTTTATCATATAAATTTAGGTTTAGGTCGATCGATGATTTATATTCTCATGAGTTTTCTGATAGAAAAATTATTGAGAATGTTGTATATCGTCTTATTAAACACGCAAAAAGACCTATTGTCTTGGCAGGAAATGGTATTGCACAAGCAAATGCCATTGATGAATTCATTACATTCATAAACAAATATAAAATTCCATATGTGTCAACATATGGCGCAAGAGACTTTATTCCATATGACGATCCATACAATATTGGATGCATAGGTGTTAAAGGGTCTCGTGCTGGTAATATGGCTATGCAGCACGCCGATGTATTATTGATATTGGGGTGTTCTTTGAATTCTAGTCATATAGGTTATTCTAGTGAATTATTTTCACCAAATTCATATAAAATAATGGTTGATATTCATCGTGCAGAATTAGATAAAGAAATAGTTTTCATTGACGAAAAATATAATATGCATTTATCTAAATTTTTTACAGTAGTTAATGGTGTTTGAAATGTTTAATGATTATGAAAAAAAAGCATGGTTTGATCAATGTAATAGATGGAAAAATAAATGGTCATATCAACTAAAGAAAATGGAAATTGATAAAAAGGATAATTCTCCATTCTCCATTTATGAAATAATGGAATTAGTAAGTAGATCATTGACAGAAGATATTGTAGTTGTAACTGATGCTGGTTCGCCATCCTACACATGTCCTGTTAATTTGAGAAATGTTCATAATGGAAGATTTATATTCAGTCAATCACAGGCAGATATGGGATTTTCAATTCCCGCCTCTGTTGGAGTTGCGTTATCTTCAAATAAAAATGTTTTGGTTATTGTTGGTGACGGTAGTTTTATGAGCAATGTTCAAGAGTTATCCACAATAAAATATTTTAATTTACCTATTAAAATTTTGGTATTGGATAATAGAGGATATATGTCCATTAAAAATACTCAAAAGAATTTTTTCAATAATAGAGTTTATGGAGTTGATTCAACTTCCGGCGTTAATATTCCTCCAATCGAAAATATGGCCAATGCTTTTGATTTACAATTCTACAATCTACATTCCATATTAGATAATTTTGATGATATTATCAGGCTTTCTACTCCATGTGTAATGCAAGCCGTTTGTCATGAAGTAGAAGAAATAATTCCTATGCAATCATTTAAAGTTGTTGATGGTAAAACTATTCAAGCTCCTTTGGATGACATGTACCCATTTTTAGATAATGGTAAGGAATCGTATTAATGGTTAATGTTTTGGTATTGGGGTCTAAAGGTTTTTTAGGATCGGTGTTGATTAGAGAGCTTCAAAAAAATTCAAATTATAATGTGCAAGGATTAAATAGAGATAATTATGATTTTACTCATTATCTTTCCACAAAATATTTTATTTCATCCATGGAACCAGATATTATAATTAATTGTGCAACACAGGGCGGTAAACAGAAATTAGGTGATTTTAATAAAGATGAACTTATCAATAACTTAAAAATTCACCGAAATCTTATGAATTGTAGGGATTATTACGGATTATTAATTAATATAGGTAGCGGTGCAGAATTTGATATTACCACAAATATTGAAAATGTAAGAGAATGGGATTTTTGTGATATTGTTCCATCTGATAGTTACGGTCTATCAAAAAATATTATATCAAATGACACAAATTTTAAATGTTTAACTTTACGTCTTTTTATGTGTTTTGATTATTCTGAACCTTCCTTTAGGTTACTTAAACGTTACTTAATGAATGAAAAAACCACTCTTACTAATCTCAAGAAGATTTCATTTATTTCAGCAATAGATTTTTGTATTATTGTAAAACATTTCATTGATTTATATAATTGGAAACATATTTTGAGATTTAGTAATAATTATAATTTAATGATGAATTGCGCATATCTAGAACAAATGTATGTGGATGAAATTTTGGATATTTTTTCAGACATACATAAAATTCCAAAAAAATATGAAATAGAAAGTTACTCAAATAATAGTTACACATGTAATACAGATTTATTGTATGGTCAATTTAATGAAGTGGTAAAAAAATTCGAGGGATTTGAGAGTGCCATGAGGAAATATTCTAATTAATTTTTCCAATTGCCGGTGAAGGAGGAACATATCTAGGCTCTGGAATATTAAACACCATAGATTCATTCTGTGGTGTCATTTCCATTGAAAGATTCGGTATTTCATTTATATTCACTGTTTTTTCTTCTATGGAGTTTAAATAATTTCTATTCATATTATTATTTTCAATTGCATTATTTTCCATGGAAAATGTATTTTTTATAGAAATTGCTGGGGGTGGTTTACCATAATTTTTAATAACTGTAGTTGCCGGCATTTTTTCAATCGTATCGATTTTGTTATTTTTAGACATCGAGGCACTAATCTGTTGTTTATTTACATTTGATGTGCTTTGTCCATTAGTATGTGAATATGTTGCGGGTATCATAGTTGTTGATACAGAACTTATATTTGTGGAATGTTGTGTAACAGAAGGCGAATTTAAAGAATAATTAGAATTTTCTGAATTATTGGAATTTTTCAAATACAATTCATTTGTTTCAATATTTGGTATATTATTTATATTCAATTTGTCTGATGATACATTTTTATTATTTACAGCACTATTGACACTGTTATCAATTAATGAAGTTCCTTTTGATGATGTATTAAATATTCCTTCAATTGAATTGATATTTGAATTATTAAGTTTTATTCCGTCACTATCTATATTTTTATTTCTAGGTGTATTTGAAATATTATGATTTACATTAGTTTTGTTAGATGCTGGTAATATTACTGTTGATGAATTTTTTGTAATGCTTGTAGTGGACGGAAATTCATTAATATTATTTGATGTTGTGGTAGCAATGTTTCTATTTAAAATATTATCAGTTGATTTATTTTTTGTTGTGAAGTTGGAAACAGATACGTTTTCTGCCATACCAGATTTAATCGTAGATAATCCGTTTAAATTTTCAACATTATTTTTTATTGATGATAATGTATTTGGTGTTGTTTCACTAATTTTGGATGGTGGCACAGACATACCAACATTTTCATTTTTTTCAAAGGTATTTCTTTTTAAATTCAGAAGATCATTTAATTCGTTATTAGTCTTGTCATTATTTGTTATTTGAACCGTATTTAATGTCGTGTTTTTATTTTTTTGTTGTGGAATTTTTTCCTCCACATTATTTCTAGATTTATTTTGCAATGATAGTATATTGTTTTCATTAGACGGAACAACTCTACTGGAATTAATATCGGTTTCAATTTTAGATTGATATTCTGGGGAATTTGAAAATAAAGATAATAATTCGCCGCCGTCGTTATTTCTTGATGCCATCACAACATTTGAAATATTTGTTACTATACTTTCCGGAATACCTATTTCTCTAATTGTTCCGTCTAATAATACTGAATTGTTTGCAAATTCGGGATCATTTTCTGGAAATGTATCAAATATATCTTTATATACATTTCTTAAAATATTGGTTTCTTCTATTAATGTATTTTTACTGTTCAAACCAACGTTTTCTGAAATAGAATTCTGCTGATTATTTATGATCACATTATTAATTTCTGGTATTTGGAATTTATTGATGTAATCGTCGCTTATAACATTTGATATAGAAGAAATTTTATTTAAATTTACACCATTCACATCTTTAATTTTATTTAAATTGAAAATTTGTTTAATTTTCTGTCTTCGTATTTCCGGAACAACAACAGACATATTAACAGAAGGCTCTATCTCTGTTACCGGCTTTAACGTATTTTTTAATGAATCAACAATCTGTTCCCCTGAATTAACAAATGAAAAATTTGTTAATTTTCTTACATTATTATTCAAATCTTCATTTAATAATAAATTTACAGAAGGTATTCTTATATTTGGATTTAATTGTTGAATGTTATTTAAATTTGACATTAATTATTTTTTTCTAACAGTTCTTTATCTTTTATGTATTGAATTATCATTGCATTGAAAATTTCTAATTCATAGATTACCATATTTTCTACTTCCTGAATGCTGTATCCGTGATGTTGATGCATATTGAAAATATTTTGATAAAAAGTTATCATATCATTATGCCCCAACATCACTAGATAAAATTTTCAAGATCATCTAATACGATTTTCCTGTATTCTCCCTTGGTGTTAGTGTATTCTATTTCATATGTAATTTTTGGCAAATTATCTATAAATTGTTTTAGATTTTCAAAATATGACGCAGGGAGAGATTCAATATAATTAGTCAATTCTTCTGTTGTCATTGTATTTGTGTTGTATACAGAATTTTCTGTGAAAATTTTTCGTATACAATGTTTCAAAAATTCAATGGTTTTTTCTATTGGATCGTCAAATAGCAGCATTTTTTTAACAGTGTCAAAGGTTGGATACATCATTTCCAATCCTTCATTGTGAGAAAACATTACCAACATTTCATTATTATTAGTAATGAAATTTACATTGGTTATGTCTATAGTTACTTCGTGTTTTTTAATTTTATTGTATTCGTCTTGTATAAGCAATTTTGTTATCTTGTTAACGGAGGCGGAACGAAGATGAAGAAAAATATATTGAAGTTCATAGAATGGTATTTTATACAAATCTACATTATTACTTTCCACCATACAATTATTGAGACAAACCATCATAGCATGTAATAATTCCATTTGATTTTTACTTGATTGCGCGGTTAGTAATATTTTTTCTTCTTTAATAGTCATAACGCGCATAACTATTTCTTTTTTAGTTATTGGAAGATTTATTAATAAAATTGGGTGATTTACTTGAATATTCATTATGATGCCCCACCAGTGCTAGCGAAGCTTATTTTCATAGAACGAAAGCATAATTTAACTTCTCCTGTTGCATTTAAATCTATATTGTTCCAATCAAGTCCTATTCCAGTTAGTGAAAGAGGAAAGGCGTCCAATAATTGAACACTGAATAATTTGTTAGTGTTTCCGTAAACATCAATTACGACATCAGCATAGTAATCAGTTGCATAGAAAACTTCATCGTAATACGAATCTCGTGCACTATTTCTAAATTTGTAATTATTACCGTCAAGGTTTATTACATTACTGATCCATGTATAAAATAATTCATATGCGGTATTTGATTCATCCATGTAAAATTCAATATCACATTCGGATATATTTGGTCTAACAGGAATTTCATTGACTCTACCATATCCATTTAGGAATATATTTTCTGTTGTTGAATTAATTCCTGGAATATCTGCCGAGAAAGCAAAAAACGAAATATAGTCTGTGTTAAGCAATCTATTCAGAACACTATTATTTCGTATGAAAATCCTAACTTCAAATTTAGAAGCAGGCATCATTCCTTTAACTACATCTATTTGAGATATAAAAGCTTGTATATTAAATGGCATTAGAAATTTATATCCAGTTCTTTTTCTGTTAATATTATGAAATGCCAGCCGCTTCCTTTTTTTCCGCAATATTTCAACGCAGCATCCCATTTTTGTTTATTTATTATGAATGTTTGCATTTCTATTAAATATCTTTTATTCTGTTTTTTTGGTGGTATTGTTTGTTTATATGGTTTTATTTCCAATATTAAATTTCTTCCATCTATTGTTTTCATCCACATATCAGGAAAATAACGATGCCATTTATCATCTAATGGATTGTAATATGGAATAAAAAATTCTTCCGATGAATATTGAAGTATGTTTGGATCAATATCGGCTCGCATCAATAATTTTAATTCCCATCTACTTCTATAGATTATATTATTTACATCGCCTCTATATTTTTCGGGATTTCGTGGTTTAAAAAAACCTTTATATGCCATTGTTCTTCCTAAATAAATACATAATTATCCATTATTTATTTAAGGTTCAGAATGCCAACAGCACAAGAAGTATTAGAAAGAGCAAGAAATGCATTGACGCAGAGAAATTATAAATTTCCTGCTAGTAGAATTGACACATTTCCACATAAAACATTAATGGTTTTCTACAAATATTCTATTAGTGTTGATCCACAAACGTTAACTAGCACACGACCCGGTGCTAATATATTAGGATTGTCAAATCCTTCATCTATACCAAATGCCGGTGCCGGCACGCCAACTGCCGCTATAACATTACCAGTTCCAATTAGAATTCTTGAACCATACAGCGTTAAATACGATACAGGTAATTTTGAAGCATTGAGAGATTTTATAAAATCATATATTTCTCGCAGAGGACAAATAAGCCGTTCTAACAGCGACTTATTAGATAGTATTGGCACATTTGCTGGTCCGTTATTAGGAATGGGATTGAACCCATACACAATAACAAGATTGAAAAACGTTGAATTGAGAAAATACCAGTTATTTTGGAAATTACATCCAGAAAGTGAAGAAGAAACAAATACTGTTGAAAATATAATTCGAGAAATACGATTAAGAATGCATCCGGAACCAGATTTATTTGGACTTTTGTTGAAATATCCAGAATTAATAAATTTTAGAATATTGGGACCAAGAAATCCAGATCATGTATTTCCTGTTGCTCCGTGTGTAATTGAAAAATTTTTCGTTGATAGAACTGCTGCTGATTATCCTTCATTTTTTTCCGGAACAGGAACACCAACAGTTTATGGTCTATATTTAAATTTAGTTGAAATTAAACCATTATTAAGAAATGGTAATGAACTGAATACTCTTAATTCTTCCATACTAGGGATATAATATATGCCAGGATATTTTAAAAATTTTCCAACAATACATTATAAATCGGAAAATGTTGATACTGTTCTTTGTAATATTTTAGTTAAAGGAAATCTACGAGATATTTCAAAGAAGGCTATTCTTCAAACTTTGGCTATTCAGGAAGGAGACAGAGCCGATTACATTGCACATTTATTGTTCAATGATTCCTCTTATGATTATTTGTTTTACATTTTGAATGATATAATCGATCCGTATTATGAATGGTATTTAACAGCTAAACAATTGGATGAATATATTAAGGATAAATATGAATTTCCCGATGATGTAAAACATTACAAATTAGATATAGTGGAAAATTACGTCGAATCTATAGAAGTTACACAAGCCGGAAGCGGGTATTCAAACACAGATTATGTTATAATTAGTGGGGGAACTAAAGACGCACGAGGAAATATAACAACAAATGTTTCTGGTGGAATAACCAATATAAAAATGAAACGAAAAGGTGCTGATATTTCTGTTCCTGAAATTGTAATTTATAATAGCGGTGGAGATATTAGTAATGGAACCAATTGTAGATTGATACCTGTTATAACAAATACTCGTTCTCCTAGTAATACTGTTTTAATAAACACAGACACATACGATCAATTATCGGAAGCACGTCAATTATTATATATTCCCGTCACACATGCAGAATATGAATATGAAGAAAATGAAAAACGACGATTTTTGAATGCGGTTTTACCTAATGTCGGTTATCAAATAGATGGGGAAATAAAAAGTATGTTGCGTGGATTGGACGTGAATTTGAAATAAAATGGTAGAAGTAACATCGCCCGGAAATTTAAATTTTACGAAAATTAATAAAGCTTTATTGACTCCAATTAATAAAGTTAACGACTCCGTGCAGGAACTAAGTTTAATTAAATATATTATTTCATTTGAATTTACAACACGAATGGACAATCACACTCTGTTCGGAACTTTAATATTGAATGATTATGATGGTATAATGAATAATGAAATGTTCACTATAACAGGTGAAGAATTTGTGATAATTGAAATGGAAAATATAGAAGGAACTAAATTTTACTATAAATTTGTTGTTGGTGGAATAGATTTAGAAGTTAAAAATGAGAGTGGCGATAGTGCTTTATTAATTTTATCTTTGGTATCTGTTGATTTTTTCTCCAATTCATTTCTATTCAAATCTCGTGGGTATGTTAATTTAAATATAACTGATATTGTGAAAAAAATATTGGATGAGGAATTGCGCAGTGAAATACCATTAGAGACGTTTGAAGATACTCTTTCAAGTAGAACATTTGCTTTCACCAAGATACGTCCATTTGAAAAAATAGAAATTCTTCAACAACAATCATACTCTAAAAATGATTATTTATTTTCAAAATTCTTTTTCTATGAAACAAAAACCGGGTACAATTTTAGATCATTTGAAGATATAATTAAAAAGAGTAATGCAAACACTACTCCATTGACGTATTATTATTCTGAATTATCTGCTAATTTGAAAATCGGTAATCCTTTCTTTAGAAATATAAAGAAATATGAGGCGTTCACCAGAAGCAATAATTTTGAAAGAATAATCAATGGTTTCTATAGTGGCGAAGTTCAACGTTTCGACTTTAATACTAAAAGGGTGACAAAAGAATTGTTTAGTATGGCAGATGATATTAAGAAATTTGTTCATGTTGGAACCGATGATAAAACTTTAGAAAATTTATCATTGAATGTATCTGAAAATTTCTCTAAATCCATAGGGAAATCTAGCATGTACACTTATTTTCTTCCGTGGAATAGTGAAGATGAAATGAATGATCTGACTTATAAATACTACCAATACACAAAACCATTCAATCATCTACTAAAAGAAAATACTTTGAATATAATTATAGATGGAACTTTTTTGATAGAGTTGGGCGATCCTTTAATTGTAGAAATAACTGACAACAATCATCCGAATGATATGAATAAAAATATTGATATGAGATATTCTGGCCGTTACATTGTTCATGGAATTAATCATATAATTCAACAGAAAGATCAATTCGGAATGTTTTATCATGATATGTGTGTATCTCTTGTCAGAGATTTAATGCCAATTTCGCAAACGAAATTTAATGAAAAAACCTTCAATGGTTATGACATAAAAACATTACAAAATACAGATTATATCTCGTGAGGAATATAAAAAATGGTTAATGTGCCTGAATTTATGGGAACAAATGGGTTTACATGGTTTATCGGTGTTGTGGAAGATATTGCCGATCCATTACAAAATGGTAGAGTTAGAGTGAGAATGTATGGTTATCATACTGACGATGTAAATGAATTACCAACTAATGCTTTGCCGTGGGCAATTCATTTAAAACCTACCACTGGTGGAACTTTCACTTCACCAAGCGGATTATTGGTTGGAACTACTGTTTTAGGATTTTTTGCAGATGGTCCCGTTGGTCAATATCCAATAATACTTGGTGTTATAAATGCCATTAATACAAGACCAGGAAGTATGAAGAATGCAACGGCAGAACAAGTATTATCTAATCAAGCCGGCGGAAATTCAATAATTCCGGGTGTTTCTCTTGAAGTAAATCAAAATGTAACGGGAACTTTAACTGTTCAATTTCTTGGAACATTGAACGAAACACAGTATGGGCAATTTAAGGCTGCTTTGGGAAGAAGAGAATCTAACAATAATTACAGTGCGGTTAATCAATTTGGATTTATTGGTAAATATCAGTTTGGAAATGCTGCTTTATATGATTTGGGATACACCGCAACCGCAACATCATCTAATTCTGTTCTTCGCAGTCCTAGTAATTGGAAAGGCAAAAATGGTGTTAGCAGTCTAGAAATATTTCTTCAAAATCAAGGAAATTGTCAAGAAATCGCAATGGATGAATTGTGTAGAATGAATTATAATAGAATGTTGCGGTCTGGAACTATTACAAATGTAACCCCACCAAAACAATTAAGTGGTTATTTGTGTGTTGCTCATCTTTTAGGTGCAGGTGGCGCTAATAAATTTTCAAAAGGCCAAGATGGTAGAGATGGTAACGGAGTATCCGGCCGTGCATATTATAATCTTGGTTTCAATAGTGTAACAGAATAGGTATAATAAAATGAGTTTATTGCAAAAAGAATTGGAATTATTTTCTGAACCAAATAATAACTATTTGGAAATGGCTTTACAAAATTTTCCACAAGCCAGAAATATTGAAACCATAAAGGTGAATGAACAAGATACTCCTAGATTGGCTAGAGGTATTGCAGAAGGAACAGCGGTTGAAACGAGAGACAATAATAGAATTTATAATATTCCAACTGCACTGAGTCATAATACTTGGGATGAACCGCGCTCCGCTTTTAATGCATCATACCCATTCAATCAAGTATATGAAACTAAAAATGGTCATGTTCAAGAGTTTGATGATACTGTTGGAAATGAAAGATATCATAGATTTCATCCATCAGGAACATTCGTAGAAATTGACAGTGAAGGAAATGAAGTAAGAAAAATTGTCGGTGAACATTTTTTAATTATTGAAAAACACGGTCACATTTATGTTAAAGGACGTGCTGATGTTACTATTGATGGATCATGTAATATACTAGTATTAAATAATTGTAATCTGGAAATAAATGGTTCCTTAAATGCTGTTGTCAAAAATGACATCAACATGATATCAAATGGATGTATGAATTTAAACGTTAAAGAAACATTAAAAATTCGTGCAGACAACATGGTGATGGAAACAAGTAAATTCAATCATAAAAATGTTGGTCTTTATAATTTATCGACCAACACATATGATAAAATTGTCACTGACACGTATGTGTTGAATGTTGGTAATTTTAGCCTGAAATCTGGCGATGAAATTGTTCTTCAAGGACAAGATAAACTTTCTGTGAAGACAGATATGCATCTTGAACAAAAATTATATGTTTCGGATGAAATTCATGTTCCTGTTGTGCGTGGAGCAGTGGAATATGCATATTACGCGAACGGTGCGAATAGAGCTTCCTCTGCGGTTGTGGCAGCATCATTAAGTGGTGCGTCGTCACCAGACGTGGTTTCACCAACCAATCAGGCACCAACTCTCACTATCGCAACAGATGCCGCTCAGGCACTTTCCACGGGGCTTATTGTTCCTAATGAAAGAGCTTCGGTCGCCGAACCTAAAATTGTCGAATCTTTACCAAATACACGATTGACACGAATTGCAATTGAAAATGATGGACTGGATTCTCAATCTGATACTCCGTTATATCCTAATTACACAAGTGCCCCACCATATATTAATGCCAATGATCAGTCATATTCAGAAGATTTAGAAGCCGGTAGAGCTATTCCAAATCAGGAAGGGGCTATTTCACGACAGCCATTTGTAAATGTTTCATCCGAATTACTGGTGAATGAACCATCATATAATACATTAATTTCTAAATATTTCACTGCCGGCGATCTTTCAGTGAGAGCGGCATTTCCCCATGAAATTAAACCACAGGTAGGTTTAAGTGAATTAGATATTCACAGAAATTTACAGGAATTGGCAGTTAACATTCTGGATAAAATAGTCGATAATTTTGGAAGAAATTCATTTGTTATAACATCTGGTTTTAGACCACAAAGAGGATCAGGAAAAATTTCTCAACATGAATTAGGTCAAGCCGTTGATATTCAATTTAAGATACCTTCTGATGAATACCCTAAAAGAGCTAATGAATTAATTAAAATACTTCCATTTGATCAATTGCTACTTGAATATCAAACCGGTGGAACAGGAAAACCGTGGTTTCATATATCTTTCAATAAAAATAATTTGAAAAGAGAATATGCTACATTATATAATCATAAACCTATAACTTCATTTACGAGGGTATAAAAATGTTTGTTAATGTTTACAGAGCAGAACAAAAACAACGGCAGTTCAATGATCTTATAAGACGAATGGCCACTCTTCCTCAAACGAAATTATATGAGTTGGATTTGATGCTTAACGCAAAAAGAAGAGTTAATTCTTTGACTTCTTCTGGTAGTAGAATTGGTGGTATTTTGAATAATTTAGGTCCAACTGGTTCAATATTGAATAGTAGGATAAATTCTTGTCTTTCGGCAATTGACAGAACAGTTGATAATAATATTTTAAGTCTTATGGGCGTATTTGCGGATGCAACCGGAATAACAATGCTTCTCATGGTTCAAGAACGATTGGGAAATAATTTCGTGCAGATTGCCAGAACTCTTGGAAATGTTCAAAATTTCGGCCCAAATGCGTTGAATCAATTACAGGCGGCAGTTTTTGAAGGAATACAAAATACAATATTTGATGTGGTTGCAGTGGGAACACAAGCAGCCAATGAAGTAATTAATGGTATAACGGATGCAGCTTTTTGTGCATTACTGCCAGGATTGCAACAATTACAAGGTAGTTTAGGAGATATTCTCGGTGGAATTGCTACATTAGAGGATGCTGTATCTTCTTTGACACAAAGTGTTACAACAGAGATAAATACAACGCTATTTGCTTTGCAAGGTGAAATAAATCAATTATCTGATAGAATTGCAGGCGGGTTATTTGGTTATGCTTCAACACGAACTGCCACATGTGCATCTAGACCAGATTCTCAATTAGGTATTAGAGAAGCAATACGAACTTCACTTTGTTAGGAATTATAAATGCCACGACCAATAGATTTTAGTTTAACACAGGTAATATTTTCAGATTTAACTAATAATTTGGGCATGCACCCCGTGACTGGTAATATAACTCGTTTAATAAATCGTGATGCGGTAAAACAATCAGTTAGAAATATAGTTTTGACTAATAGAGGGGAAAGATTATACAAACCGAATTTAGGTGCAGATATTCGTAAATTATTATTTGAAAATATAGTGACAGACAGTGATATATTTCTAATTAAAGATAAGATAAAATCATCAATAGAAACATATGAACCCCGCGTGGAAATTGTTTCTATTGAATTGTTAACAAGCGAAAATATATACACTGCGCAAAATACTCTTTCGGATTTGTATATTGAACCTTCTTCATTGGGAAATGAAGCAGACAATAGTATTGCAATAAATATTGTTTTTAATATAATAAATACCGATGAACAAGCAGATGTAAATATTATAATAGAAAGAAACCGATAATGGCTGATTTTTTAAACGCAGCAAATTTAGATTTTTTACAATTAAAAGAATCATTTAAAAATTATCTGAAAAATCAAGATACTTTTAAAGATATTAATTATGAAGGATCAAATATTAACATTTTGCTAGATGTGCTGGCATACAATTCATATTTGAATGCTCTTTACTTGAATATGGTTGGAAGTGAAATGTTTTTAGATAGTGCTGTTGTTCGAGACACTATTATTTCTCATTCTAAAGAATTGAATTATTTACCAAGATCGCGTTCATCCTCCAAAGCTAGAATAGAATTGACGGCTAGCGTTAACGATTCTTCCCTGGCTTCAAGATTAGGTCAAATAACTATACCTAAGAATACTCCATTCACTGCTGTAACATTTCAAGATGACAATATTTACAAAAATCAATTTAGTTTTGTAAACAGAGATAATATAATATTGACACGTAAAACTGCATCTACTTTTAGTGCGGAAGCGGATATTTATGAAGGTGCCTTTATAACAGAATATTTTAATGTGACCGGTGATATGCAACAGAGATTTGTTCTGTCAAATAAAGATATTGACACAAATTCAATTGTTGTTACTGTGCAAGCATCATCAGAAGATACCACAAACAGTGTGTATAACTACGCAACAACTCTATATAATTTAAATTCAAATTCAACAGTATACTTTGTTCAAGCATATTTTGATGATCGTTATGAAATTGTATTTGGTGATAATGTTTTCGGAAAACACCCGATATACCCAAATATTGTAAAAGTTGATTATATGGTGACAAACGGTGAACCAGCTAATGGGTGTAAATCTTTTAAATTGAATGCGTATTCTGGTAGTGAGAGATATAGATTTAGCACGTCCACATTAACTGCTTCCAGAGATGGAAGTGAACGAGAAACCATATCATCTATTAAGTATCGCGCACCACGCCATTATCAAACACAATATAGAGCGGTCACTGCTGAAGATTATAAAACTTTAATTCAAGCAAATTTTAATGACATTCAGGCCGTAAATGTTTATGGTGGAGAAACATTAGATGAACCTCAATATGGAAGAGTGTATGTTTCTGCAAGTACCACAACCGGGGGCATTTTAAGTGAATTCACTAAATCGGAAATTATTCAATATCTAAAAACCAGAACACCATTATCAATAGATGTTTTCTACATTGATCCAACATATCTTTATTTGATTGTGGATTCTGCCGTTTCTTATAAATTGTCTCTGACAACCAAGTCTCCAAATGAAATTGAAACTGAGATTGTAAATGCCATCACAAATTTCAACACAACTTACTTGAATGATTTTGATAAGGATTTTCATTACTCAAAATTCGTTGCTGCAATTGATAAGGCCAATCCAAGTATTTTAAGCAATCAGACAAATGTTATTATGGCGAAAGATTATATTCCCTTAATAGGACAAAATTTAATCTTCTCAATAGACTTCAAAAATCCTTTTGCTAAAGATGATATATTATTGTCAAGACCATTGACAAATCAGTTTGTTGTTTATTCTTCCAATTTCAGTTATAATGGTGTGACTGCTGCGTTTGGTGAAGATGGTAATGGTAATATCTTCATTTATGAATATACAAATTCTGGTAGAAAAATTCTAAAAGCTAATTGTGGAACTGTCAATTATGATATTGGAAAAATAAATATCAATTCGGTAATCATAGACGGTTATGAAAATGATGCAATTAGATTTTATGCAATTCCCCGTAATAAAGATATATCTGTTAAACAGGACACAATCATTAATATTGATGCAACCTCATTAAGTATAGTGGTTACACCAGAATAATATGTTAACAAATCATCCAAATATTGAATTATTTATTGAAGAACAAATTCCATCTTTCTACAGAAATGAGGATTATGGCGGCCCCCTTTTAATTCAATTTCTTAAAGAATATTATAAATGGCTTCATTCTACTGATAATATTGGTTACAAAACCAGACAATTATTGGAAAATGGTGACATTGACTTGACCACTACTGATCTTCTTGAAAGATTAAAAAATAAATATATTCAAGATATTCCTTTATCTAGTGATGTCAATGATTCTACTAGAAAATTATTAATAAAGAATGCATTAGATTTTTATCGTAACAAAGGAAATGAAAGAAGTTATGATATTTTATTTCGTGCTTTATTTGATAAAGATGTCAACATTTATTTACCGTCCAAAGATATTCTGAGACTGTCAGATGGTGAATGGTATGCACCGGAATATCTTGAAGTTTCTTTAGTTGATAATATTTACGATTATGTTGGTAAGAAGATTATAGGTATCGGTAGCAATGCCACAGCAATAATTGAAGATTATAATCAGGTATTAGTTAATAATAAAACTATTGAATTATTTACTCTATCAAATGTTCGCGGCTTTTTTTCCTATGGTGAATACATTCGTATTTACGGTTCAAATACAATTTCAAATATTCCTAAAATTTTGGGTTCTTTAAATGCAGTTAATGTTATAGATGGCGGCGCTAATTTTTCTGTTGGTGATATAGTCAATATTTCCGGTAAAGGAAAAAATGCTAAAGGACGTGTTGCACAAGTTCAATCATCGGACGGTAAATTAAATTTTAAATTAATGTTCGATGGAACGGGGTATTCCAGAGACACTATACCATTGATACAGCCTAGAATTATATTAACAGCAAGTAGTAGTAACGGTTATATTAGAAGCGGTCAATTCATTTATCAAAATGATAATATTGCTAATGGCGAAGTTTATTCAACGGGTGTTAATAGTATAACAATAAAGGAAATAACAAGCGGATTTAGAGCCGGCAACACTGTCAAAACTGCACTACAAATAACCACTACTAAATTATCAAATAATATTAATAATTTTTCTGTTGGTGAAATTATTACACAATATTCAGGCGCTACACAGGTAGCTAATGGAATTATACGCTCATTTAAACATTCCACAGGAAATACTATTTTGTTTGTGACTGATGTATTGGGACAATTTAATACATCATATTACACTGGTTCTACTCCAAATAATATAATAATTTCTTCCAATACAATTGTAAATGGATTTATTCATGCCATTTCTGGTGGTGTAAATACTGGTTCTGCTGTGATTAGTGATGTGGAAGGTGGCGGTCAAGATGCAACATTTAGAATAGGAGATATTTACGATACAGAATATATCTCTTTGAATACTAATTATCTGCGAGATATAGCTTCATATTCATTGACATCTTTTGATGGAGTTTCTAACACATATAACTCTGTATTAAATTCTATTCTTGATTATGAAACAGTCGAAGTTGGTAGTATTCAATATCTTAAAGCAATAGTTCCGGGTTCTGGCTATAGTCTTGATCCATTTGTCACATTAAAATATTATCCAATGGCTTCTTTGGATGTAATTGATGTTGGTGGTATAAAAGGAAATAATGCGGTTGTGACCGCAACTGCTGGTATAGCAAATGGAATTGCCACAACAGTTGAAGTGATTGATAGTGGATATGGGTATGAGAGAGGGGAATATTTAACATTACAAAAAGATGGTTCTAGTTTTAGTATTACTGGTAGAGCAATATTATTAAAACAAGGAAAGAAAAGCGGCTATTGGAAATCAACCAGAAGTTTTCTTTCCTCCGATAAAAAATTGCAAGATAGTAGATATTATCAAGAATATTCATACGAAATACAAAGTGACATAAATTATGAGAGATATAATAATATTGTCAGACGATTGGTGCATCCTGTTGGAACAGAGATGTTTGGTAAATTTCTGCTTACATCAAATAGATTAGATGATGATAGTAATTTAGTAAAATCTGAATTGCGCATACCCGGACAAGGAACAATCACTGTTAATACAACTTCAAGTAACGTAACCGGAACCAATACAATTTTTTCAACATTTTTCTCCAATGGAGATATTTTGTTTATTAATGGTGATGAACGAACTGTAAATAGTATTTCCAATAACACATTATTAATTATAGATTCTCCATTTGGAAATTCATATATTTCTAATACATACAGTAAAATCATAATTTAATTAGGAATTTTTAATGGCGGGTAAATTAACAAAAAAACATTCTATTAATAATGCTAGAGAATTTGTGGATTCTGTCTTATCCACAAATACTAATTATTATATGTTTGCGTCGCATCATCAACCATGGTCCGATGAATCGTCCGCTCCTACAACTAATACCAGTATTGATTCAACGGAACATTCCATCTACAATCACATTTTGTTTGGAAAAAATGTCACAATAAATGATGTGAAATACATGGTTCCTCGATATAATTGGACATCCGGAACTGTTTACGCCACCTACGATAAAGATAATTCTAATTTATATAGTAACAATTTTTTTGTTGTCACGCCGGAACAACATGTGTATAAAGTATTAAACAATAATAAAAATTCAACATCAACCATCAAACCATTGATAGTTAGTAATTCTATTTTCAGAACTAGTGATAATTATGTTTGGAAATACATGTACACTATTGATGACACCACAATGAGAAAATTCGCCACGCGAGAATATATTCCAATTGTTGCAAATACAACGGTTCAACAATCTGCCAATCCTGGCGGTATTGATATAATTAAAATTGTATCCGGTGGTTCCTTGTGGTCCACTTATCAAACAGGGTTTATACAGTCTGTTACTTCTGCTAATGAACTTATTATAGATTCCGCTAATTCTTCTTCTAATTCTAATTATTACACAGGTTCTTCAATATATCTTAAAAGTGGTTTAGGTTCTGGTCAAATTTCAAAAATTACTAGTTACAATGCCACAACAAAAGCAATTCAATTAGAAGATTCTTTAGATATTTCATTTAATTTAGAATTAAGCAATACAAGTGGAACATTCCTAGTTGGTGATATTGTAACAGAAGAAACTTATTTTTTGAATATCAGCTTCATAACAGGAACCTTTGATATTGGTGATACCATAACACAAAGTTCAACCGGTGCAACTGGTGAAATTATACGAACAACTCTTGATAAAAATAATTTCACAGTAAAGAAAATTTCTGGAAATTTCACAGCGAATTATGCCATAACTTCCGGCGATTCTCCCGTTCTTGGAACTGGAACTGTGACAGCGAATACTTCATCTAATACTATAGTTGGAACCGGAACAAATTTTACCACATTTTTCCCCACTGCAACATTACCTCATTACATTCAAATTGGTGATTATTTTAGGCGCGTCACATCAATAACAAATAGTACAAGTTTGACAATTGATGGTTCCGGTTTTAATGGAAATTACACCGCTAATGTGTTTTATAAAGTTCCGTCTGCTGCGTATGTAACATACAGTTCAAATAATAATGCTAGTGGAACAATTCTGTTTTCTGATTTAAATAGTGTTAAATTAGATTTGGCTAATATAAATAGAAAATTTTTTATAGGTGAAGTTGTATCACAGCCTGGATCGTCTAGCAATGGTTCGGTTGTGTATGTTTCAAATACATATGTTATAGTTTCTGATGTTCAAGGACCCGGATTTCAAGCTTCCAATTCCACAACCACATTTACTATTTCTGGTTATACATCAAATGCAACTGCAAATGTTTCTGTTGTTGTATCGCGTCCATCCATTACTCTCAATGAAACTAGTGGAAGATTTGTGGTTGGTGATTACATAACCACTACAACAGGAAGCAGCGCCAAAATTAAATCAGTATCTTCTCTTCCTAATGATGATACAGAATATGTAATTGCTCCAACTATTACGATAACTGGCGACGGGTATAATGCAAAAGCATATCCTGTTATCAATACATCTAATTATAGTATTGAGACTGTTAATATAATAAATCCTGGCACTGGTTATACACAGGCGAACGTCACAGTAACAGCCAATTCGACATATGGTAATGGCGCCACACTGAGAGCGTCCATTGGACCCGTGAGAGGTCACGGGCATGATCCTGTTGATGAACTTGGTGGAAATTATGTTATGATTGTGTCTGATTTTGGAAAAGCATCAGATGAATCATATGATTTTCCATCATACGGAACATATAGAACAGTTGGATTAATACGCAATCCGTTATTTAATGACGTAACTATAACAACACCGACCGCTAATGGTAATTTTAAAAGAGGATTGTTGACTGTAAATAATATATCGGGAAGTTTCACTAATGGAGAAATAGTATATCAGCAAAATACAAATTCAACTGCTGTAATTTTAGTGGTGACAACAAACGGTTCCAATGCTTCAATATATTTGGATGATATTAAGGGAAGTTTTATAGCGAACACTGCCAGTGACAATATTAAAGGATTGCAATCAACCGCAACAGCAAATGTAAGATTATCTAATACTTTTACATTTAGTAAAAATCCCGGAACACAAATAATTCAACAACAAAATACTGGTGCTAAGGGTATTCTAGTTGCAGTTAGTTCAAACGCTGTCAATATAACAAATGCATCGGGCACATTCGCTGTTGGACAAATTATATACGATTCCTCGACAAATACTTATTCAAACGCAGCATCCTTTAGTTTAGCATCTAACACAAAACCAACTACATTTTCGCGTTTCAATCAACTTGCCCGTGTTACTCTTTCATCAAATACAATATCGTTCACTAATAATGAGGTTGTTGAATTTAAGGCAAATATAACAAATACTAAATTAGGTGATGCGGTAATTTTTTCCACGACAGATGAAATTGATCTTCGTATAAGTGGCAACGCAATTCCATTTACGCAAAATGAAAAAATTACACAAACAACAAGTGGTGCAACCGGAATTATGCGTTATTCAAATTCTGTTCACATGAAACTTACAAGTGTTGTTGGAACTTTTTCAAATCAAGCAGGTTATTCCATAACAGGTGAAAGTTCTAGTGCAAGTGCTAATGTTAATTTAGTTCTTCCTGTATTGATGCTTTCTGATTATGACGGAACATGGGCTGAAAGTAATACAAATTACATATACGGAATTAATTCTACTGCTAACGGTTATATTGCATACAGCAATACTATTATAAAACCAGAATTAGTTAGAGAAAGCGGGGATGTATTATATATAGAAAATAGAGAATATATTACACGATCCGCGAATACAAGCGAAACAGTTAGATTACTAATTAAGTTTTAAGGATTATAAATGCCATTACAAACAGATTTAAATAGAGTTCCATATTATGATGATTATGATCCAGATAAAAAATTCCACAGAATTTTATTTCGTCCGGGAACTGCTGTTCAGGCTAGAGAATTAACACAAGTTCAATCAATCTTTCAAAATCAAATTGAAAGTTTTGGTAAGCACATATTTACCGATGGTAGTATTGTTGATGGATGTGATATTTCTTTTGACAGAAATATGAATTATGTTAAGGTAACTGACAATTATACTAACGGATCGGCTATTTCTGTATCTGATTTGGAAGGTAAATTTTTAGTAGCAAATAGTACACTGAAAGCTTATGTTTTTTCTGTTACAGATGGTTCGGAGGGAACACCACCAGACTTAAAAACCGCATATATTAAATATATTAATAGTGGAATATATTCAAATGGCGCACAACAATCTGTATTTGACGCAGATGAAATTTTGAATGTTTACACCACTGCAAATGTAAATTTTGGTATTATAAATGTTGCAAACAGCACTTCTTCTGCAACCGGAAATAGTTTCTCTGCTTCTGTTACATCCGGCGTTGTTTTTCATCGTGGTGTTTTTATTGGAGTGGATTCACAAAAATTAATAGTTTCAAAATATAATAATTCACCACACAAAGTTACTGTTGGTTTCACCACAGTTGAAGAAATTATAACTCCGGAAATTGACACTTCCCTACTGGATAATTCCCAAGGGTCTTTTAACTACAACGCTCCTGGCGCACATAGATTAAAATTAACTCCCACGTTGGTTGTTAAAGAAACTTCAAATGTAGATTCAACAGATACTTCCGATTTCTTCTCCGTTGCAGATTTTCAATACGGTAATGCAACCCGCACATACATCGATCCACAATATGCTTCTCTTGGTGTTGAAATGGCACGTAGAACATATGAAGAAAGCGGTAATTACGTTGTAAATCCATTTCCTGTAAGCACAGAGGTTATTTCCAGTAATACATCACACTTCAATACAATAGTTGACAAAGGTATTGGTTATGTGCATGGTTACAGAATTGAATACGAAGATAAAGTATTCATTCCAACAAGGAAGGGTAATGATACTGAAATAGTTCAAGATGTTACCATAACTGGAAATTTCGGTAATTACGTATTTGTCAATGAATTGGCCGGGTCTTTTGATTTTAATAATTTAGGATCAGTTAGTTTACGTAATACTGTTGCAAATGCTGTATCAACAGGAACATTAACATCTGGTGCTGCACCGGGTTCTGAAATAGGCACTGCAAATATAAGAACTATTGTTTATTACAGTGGAACGCCTGGGTTGGGTAGTGCGCAGTATAAATTATACTTGTCAAATATTAAAATGAATAGTGGGCAAACATTTAAAAATGTTCGTTCTATCTATGGTATTTCTGGTGGTAATAAAGGGTTTGCTGATGTTGTTCTAACGAGCGGAAATGCCGTTTTACAAGAAACAAATCTTTCCAGCCTAGTTTTACCTTTAGGTAAAAACGCAATTAAAAATTTGAGAAACGGTGAATCTGCCCCTAATGATTACACAACGTATTACACATTTAGAACAAGCAATACTGTCACATTCACAGCATCATTAGGTTCTGTTGCTACTTTAACTATTCCATCAAGCGGTGTGGGAACATCAGGTCAAGAATTACCATATGGCGGTGGAACACTATCAACGACAGCGGAAGCAGATTTCGTTATAATAGCAACCGGCTCTGCAAATACTGCAAATTTGACGGGAACAGTTTCAACCAGCGGAAATACGGTTACTGGCGTTGGAACAGATTTCAATAATTCTAGTTCTGGTTTGAATTATTTACAGAGCGGAGATTTTGTCTACGTTGTAAATTCAACTGCATCAGAGCTTAGACAAGTATCTGTTGTGACGAATTCAACTGTTTTCACGGTTAATACAAATTTCGTTGGAACTTTCCCTGCTGGCGCAACAGTAAAGAGACATATACCATCTGGTAGTATTCTCAATATGGCAAAACCAACTGCCAATATTTCAGTATCTAATACAACGTCTGCCAACATCTATCCGGGCACTGCGTTCAACGTTGATTTGAACACAATCGTGTATTATAATTTGAAACGTTCCACGGCGGTTGGTGCGTCAAAGGTGATTAATAAAGATAGATATGTCAAAATTAGTTTGGCATCTAACACAACTGGACCATGGTGTTTAGGTATTCCTGATGTTCTACGAGTTGCCGGTGTTTATATTGGCAACTCTTCTTCTGTTCATGGAGAATACAGTACATCAAATAGAAACATTGTAAACCAATTTACTTTAGATGATGGTCAGAGAGATGATAGATATGATCTAGCATATCTTAAAAAATCCACCACACAAACATTTTCCACAACAGATAGACTACTAGTAAAATTACACCATTTTACTCATAATAAATCAAGTGGGGTTGGTTTCCTTTCAGTTGAATCTTATCCAATTGATGACGCTAACACATCAAATACGACTGCTATAACTACCATGGAAATTCCTAGATATATGACAACCGGTGGTAATTTACTAGATTTGAGAGATTGCATCGATTTTAGACCAATACTTGCAAATACCGCCAATAGTGCAACAACTGTAAACACTGCTACAATTAACCCATCAAATAGCTCTACATTTGATATTATTTCCGGTGGCGCATATTCATTTGTTCCTGATGAAGAATTTGTGACGGATTTTACTTTCTATAAAGGTAGAGTGGATAAAGTCTATATGGAACCGACTGGAACTATTGGTATGGTTGAAGGTAAAGCTTCACTAACTCCAAAAACCCCAAATGATAAACCAAATACAATGACTTTGGGTATTTTGAAAATACCTCCATACCCATCACTTCCATATAATTTTTCACTAAAATATCGTAGACCAGATTACGCAGTTCTGTTGACAGTTCAACAAATCAAAAGATTTACCATGAGAGATATTGGTGTTCTTGAAGATAGAATTAAAAGACTGGAATATTACACCACTCTTAATATGTTAGAATTGAACACTAAACAAATCTCTGTTCTTGACGCTAATGGTAATGATCGTTTCAAAAATGGCTTCCTTGCCGATCCATTTGATGATGCAAATATAGCTGACACTGATAATGTTGAATTTATAAATTATTCATGTGGGTTTGATTTAGTTAATAGTGAAATTGCGCCACGCCAAATAATAAATTATGTTCCGTTGGATGTATATTCAAAGAGCAATGTTGTTCAACTTGGTAGATATACTCATAATAAAAATATGATACCAAATAGGGTGCTAACATTTGGTGGTTACGGTTCACCATTTTTAACACAGTTGGGTGCAAGCAAAAAAAGAAATGTGTCGGAAGGAAATATTTTCAGATTCAAAGGTACAGTTTCATTAAATCCTCCGGGGTCGCATAAAATAGATGTTACAACAAATCCTGCACTGACCGCACAATTTGCAACATTAGGAAATGTCAAAGTTACAAATCAGGTTTTAATTGGTGCATCATATAGAATTACCGATACAGGAACGGAAATTCCTCTTTCTTCTAATTTGAGTGCCACAGTTAATCCTTCTCAATCAGCGGGAACAACATTTACATTTAACGATTTGATACAAGATATTTCAGTTCAACCATATCTTGATCCATTGTTAATTAAATTTTCTGCTAATGGATTAAAACCAAACACGAATATGAATGCGTTTTTTGACAATATAGATATAAATTCATATTGCCAGGAAGCAAATTCTTCTTTTGCTGTCACTAAAACTTTGGGCGCGCAGTTGAAAACTGATAGCACTGGTAATTTGTATGGATTTTTCTTTATGCCTAAAGGTATCTTTAGAACAGGGGAAAGAATTTTCAAATTGTGCGATATAACAAATCCAATTACTTCCTCTGAGGTTATGACATCCGAGGCATCTACTATTTTCTATGGAAGTAATATTGATATTGCAAAATCTTCAAT